AAGCTGAACAGCGATTTTTCGCGAAATCGGGCCGGCACGCGAGAGAGCCCCAGCGGAGGGGTCCACCGGGGCTTCACTCGCTCGACACCTTGCCCAAGTTAGGCCCAGTCGACACCTTCAACCACTCGCGGCACGCTTTTCCCGCTTGAGTGGTGCGTCCAAGCGTTGTGCCTGGTGTCGTACGCGTAGGTCCAGCCATCACGCTCAGAGACCTTCCCCGTTCCGACCTGGACCCACGCCATGAATCGGAGGAGCTGGCGACGCGCTGCGAGCGGGTAGGTGTACCAAGTGTCCCACGACGGACGGGGGTCGCGGTCGCCGCGTGCAGAACCCTCGCCGAGTGGGCGGTCAGGCCGTGCCATGCGGTCAGTGCCCATGAGCCTGTCAAGCTCACCGCGGTCCATCGTGGCGGTCATGGGTCCAGTGTACCACGATACAGTACAGTAGTCAAGGAACCTTGCTAGGTGTTTGGCTAGTGATCGTGCCTGCAAAGCCGATGGTGTACCGCGATGCGGTATGACTACTTACCGCGTGAGCTCGAGCCGGCGTGCCCGCACTTTGGCGCTAGGGGGACATGGTGTACCAGCCCCCAGCCCCTCCCCTCCGGTGCCGCTCCCCCGCCGCACCCCGTTTGGCCCAGCCGTAGTGATAAGGGACGGAGGAGCATCCACACGCTCACGTGGGACTTCGAGAAAAGTACTTTGGAAGGACCGGAAAGCAAGACGACCTGCCAGGGGACATGGTTCTACCGAGATCCCTCGCCCCGAGTTATCCCCAGGCGTCCCGCAAAAGGGGACGTGGACTGGGGAAAGGCAGAGCCGCATCTTGGCCGCTGTTGGAGCGTGCAAACCTCTTTGCGCACGCGCCGAGTAGTTGGGGTTCCCCCCGTTGGTGTCTCGCCTCACGGACAAAGGCCATGTCGATCTCGGATGTCGCCCGGCCGCCGTGATCGGCTCGAGCTCAGCCGCTACTCAGGTGCCACCCGGTAGAGCGGACGGTCCTGGTTGGGGCACACGGCGTGGCCGTAACCGCCCCCAGGCTGGGCACTGATGTAGTCGCCGGGCTGCCAGAGCTGCTTACAGGAGCGGCAACGGCCGGTGTGCTTGGCCAGAAAGGTCTCGCCAAGGCGGACCGCCTTTCGGTGCTTGGCGTACCTCGGTCTGATTTGACCCAAAATGCCCTCCCAGGTTGCCGTCCTGGGCTGCAAGGTCCAGGGCGTGGGTTCCATTTGTCGCGCCGATGCCCTACGCTGTCAAGTGCCGGTGTCTTGCAAGGTCCCACCGGTAGACGTGATCCTGTCTCGCAGGCCGGATTCGTTCATTGCGTCGTGACGGCCCCCCATTCTCCTGGGTCTCGGGGGGTCGTTGCGCGTTTTTGGGTATAGACAGGGACATGTTCAGAATCCTCGCAGTCATCGCCTTCATCGTCGCGATCATCCTCTTCGTGGTCGTCGCCATCGGCTCACCGTCCGACGCGGGCACCATCCAAGAGTGGGGCTTCGTGTCGGTAGCGGCGGGCCTCTTGTGCCTCGCCCTCGAAGGAGTGGTCCCTTCCATCACGCGCCAGCCTTAGCCGCGCATCTAGTCTGAGGCCGTGAGCAACGGCTTCTTCCAACTGGCCGGCGTGCAGAACGCGACGGCCGCTGGGGGCGCTGGCTACCTCGGCCCCTACGCGATCGCCTTCGGCCCGGTCATCGACATCCAGGCGGTGGTCGTGAACACGACTGCTACCGTGCCCGTCCCGACCGGAGCTCTCGGGGTCTGCGTCACCGCCCCCATCGGCAACTCGACGCCGACCCTCCAGTGGTCGACGGTTTCCTTGGCCAACGCGCAGGCCGGCAACTACATAGCCCCTGGGGTCCCGAGCCTCTGGGAGTTCGACCCGGCCCACCGTCCGTCCAACATCTATTTGTCCTCAGGCGGTAACGTGACCGTGCAGGTGCAATTTACGTGAGACACGGCGAGCACGAGATCCTCGAGAAGGTCTTAGAAGTCCTCGAGCGGGTCGTCGACCTCTTAGAGCGCATCGAGATCCGCCTCACCCAATCGACCACAGCCAAACTCTCAACAGGAGGAACAGACATGGCCACGACCGCAACACTCACCTTCCAAGACGCCTCTGGCAACCCGGCCGCTCCCCCCAAGGGCGACGGCTCGGGCCTCGCCGTGGTGTTCTCCTCGGACAACCCCAACGTCACCCTGTCGACGGCGACCTCGAGCGGCGACACGGCCACGGCCACGGCCACGATCACCGGGACCGACGCCTTCAACCTGTCCGCCGTCGTCTCGAACACCTCAGGCGCCGATCTGGTCGACGACGACGGCACGACCGCCTTCGTCCAGCCCAGTCCTGTCGCCGTCGCGGCCTCGACGCCTCCGGTGCCCCAGGCGGTGACCGCGGTCCTCAGTGCCGAGTAATGAGCACCTTCGCACCTGTACCTGCGGGCCAAGGCTCGACACCTTCCGCCTCGACTGCCCCTTCCACGGGGTCTCAACCACCGTCCGACGCCAGCTCGCCCGAAGGGCAGCCCTACGACTCCGAGCCCTTCATCAGCCCCGAAGATCCCAGCAGCACCTGGGACAGCCAGGACCCGAACTTGCCCAAGGACGCGGTGCCCCTGGCCAAGTTCTACGAGGACGCCACAGAGGGTAGTTGACGCGGGGCCGCGCAAGTGGCAAGATTCCTTGCGTGATATGGCGCTGCACTTGCGAGAACTGCGGCCGGGTCTACGAGAAGGTCGGACCAGGTGGGCCGCACGGATACGGTCCTGATGACCCGTTGCCATGGAACGGCACCTGCATCACCTGCCACGCGTGCCATCCCGAGAAGGACTGGCAGAGTGGGTACGGCATAGACAATCTAGAAGCGGCTGGCCTCCTGTGAGAGTCCGGGTCGTGTATATGCAGCAGAGTCGCTGGGTCGTTGCGCTGGAGTTCGACGATGAAGTGGTCGACATGTTCTTTTGCGAAGTACGCGACGAACGTGCCGCGCGGCTCATTAGGGCATTACTGAACGAAAACTCCGAGCGGGTCATGCAAGCAGCCGATCGTGTCTGAGTATGAGTGGGAGCCCGTGCCGGAAATACGCGATGCGCACTTCACCATGAAGCGCATGGGTCCCGCTAGCTACCTCATATGCGACTTCTGCGGGCGTGGCATAAAGCGACACATCAAGCACCAAGGTGAAGGTGAGATGGAAGGGTGGACGTTCTACGAATGTAAGCCAGGAGCGCGCGAACTTTTCAAAGCTAGGAAAGTACCGTGACCACAACCGCGCCTGACGTTCTCGACGACATAGAGCGCCTGGCCAACCTGCGCCTCGACGTGGACAAGATGCTGGTGAAGGCCGTGCGCGACGCGCGCCGGCGTGGCGTGTCGTGGTACAAGATCGGCCCGGCCCTGGGCGTCACCCGCCAGGCGGCCATGGAGAAGTACAAGCCCAAGCTCGCGAACGGCAAGCGGTGAGTGTCGACGCTATGGACGGCTTTGATAGTGATCGCGTGCCTGTGGGCGATGCTGATATGGATGGGCGTCCTCCTCGCCCGACTCAAGAGCCGTACGTCGACCCCTCCTTCCCCGACTCCGAGTACGACGCCGACCCTGATTTCGGAAGAAGTCGTCTTGAAGATAGTGGACTCGATGGCGAAGGTCTCGGCCGAGCAGATGAAAGAGACTCGCCAGATGGTGGTGGATTTGACCCAGGGCCGCGAGTCTCAGAGTCAGACTGGGACGCCGGAGACCTGGCCGACGCAGAGCGAGAGGCCGATCGCCTTCGACTACGACTCGACCCCACTCTCCGCGGGGATCGAAGCCGTATTGGAGCGCGAGGAGATGGAGACCGAGCAGGCTCGTATTCTGAGGGAGCGCGAAGAATTGCAAGAGCGGCTCATCGAGAAGCAGGCGGAGGTGGACCGGTTGCGCTTGGAGCAATCCTCGCAGGAGGGGCCATGGTCCAACGGGAGCGGCCCCCAGCACGCGAAGACCGACTGAGCCTGCCGGCCATTCCCCAAGGAGTGACCAGCCTCAAGTCGGGCGCCATCTCGGCGGTGTTCCATATCCCCTTCGAGCACGCCGAGCGGGCGTTCTCCATCCACGAACTGCAAGGCAAGTCCGTCACCCTCCTGATCGAGGTCGAAGAATGAGGCGCAAGGTCAAGGCCGAACGCGACCGCTACAAGGACACGCTCGTCAAGTGCTACTGGATGATCCGTGGCGAGGACGCGGCGAAGGAGCTGCTGGCCGTAGAGCGTGAGATATCCAAGGCGTTGACCGAATGAGGCGCCTGGTACTCGGCATGGCGCTGGGCGTGGTCCTCTTCCTCGGCGCGGGCCTGGTCAACAACCCCTTCACCGGACCACCGGCCTGTCCGACCTGTGCGGTGCTCACCCACGCCTACGGCAACTGCAACGAGGCGGTGCAGGGGGGCTATATATGCCCGTGAGAGAGCAACTGACCTTGGAGAACTGGGAGCAAAAGGCCCACCGACTGGCCCACGAACTGCGCGAGATACGCGAGTCCCAGGGCAACGGCGAGACCTTCTCCATGCAGCGCGCACGGGCGTACCGTAGGAAGAAGTACGAGCTGGACCTGCACATCGCGGCGGTCGACGATGACGGGTGACGAGCTCGAAGCCCTGGTCGAACGCCTGCTGACCCGCGGCGTGCCCAAGAGCGTGGTCGCGGAGGCTCTCGACCTCGACGTGGAGCTGGTCGATCTCAAACTGCAAGAGGTCCGCGTGGCTCGCTACGGCACCGACGACATGACCGAGTACATGGAGCAGTTGCAGTGGGAAGCCGTGGACGAGGCGCACCGGATCATTCAGAGCGGCTCGGCCTCTCAGAAGGAGCGGATGCTCGGCATGGTGCTCGGCAAGCAGGTCGCGCTCTCGGCTCGCCGTACACCCGAATCCGTGCGTCAGTCCCAGAGCGCTGTCATCGACCTGATGGACGCTATGCGCAAGGGCAAGACGAAGAAGGACCCGCCGCCCTCCAAGTTCATCGCGCGAATCACAGACGAAGCCGGATGACCAAAGGAAAGGTCGCGGCTGCGGTCGGTGCTGTTGCATTGACAGCCACCGGAGCCGGGGTTGGCGTGTCGCAGTGCAACACCCCGCCCACGGTCGTCACCGTTCCGCCCTCGGTCACGGCCGACTGCTCCAAGGACGTGACGGCACAGCTCGACTCGCTGCTCGCATCGGTCCCCGCTAACGCCACCATCCAGCTCGGCGCCAAGGCGTGCTACCTGGTATCGCAGAGCCCGTCGAACCTGCTCGTCCCCATCTTCGCCAACGGCGTCACCATCGACGGCAACGGCGCCACACTCCATCAGAACACCTACGTGGGCGGCAACCAGCAACAGCCGGTGCTCACGCTGGGGGGCACCACGGGATTGAAGGTGAACAACCTGAACATCGTGGGGCCGAGTTCGACGGGCGGCAGCAACGCCGAAGGCGACATCGGGGTCCTCATGTGGCAGGACAGCGGCGCGACCTTGAGCGGTGTGCAGATCGGCAACGTGGAGGGTGACGGGTTGGACCTGCTAGCGAAGCACGGCAACGACCCCGGCGTGAGCACGAACGTGGTGGTTACAGGCAAGAGCGCCATCGGCCCGGTGGGCTACCACGCCATCGTGCCCGAGTACGTGAAGGGGCTTACCTTCGAGGACTCGGCTATCGGCAACGGCAACATCGACGCGGAGGTGGACTTCAACTGCCAAACCACCTGGCCTAGCGGTTGCGGCACGCTCGCCAACCCCTCCGTAGGCGTCGTCAACATGACCATTCAGAACGACATATTTCCCCAGGGCCTCCAGCTCCTTGACGGCGTGAGCTGTATGCCTGTGGGTAACTGGGCCGTGCTGAACAACAACTTCGGCACTGGGGGTTTCGACCTGGAGATGAACACCACCTACAGCCTCAGCCTTGGCGAATTCAACACTTGTGGGCAGTACGACGGCCTCAAGGTGGAGGACAACACCAGCACCGCGACGAGCATCCATCCGTGCTGCGGCGCAGGATCGCCCTACGTGCTCATTCAGGGTTGGAAGAACGTAACGATCTCGGGCAACTCCCTGGTGCTCCCGACCAATCAGCAGGGCGCGGTGATCGAACTGTGGGGTGACTCCAACGTGGCCATCAGCAAGAACACGCTCACGAACGCGCAGGGGGTTTGGGACAGCAGCCCACCGGCCGGATGGCCGCCCAAGGTTGTACCGACGACGTGCGGGAACACCTGGGGTCCGGCCTCAGCGCCCCAGAAGGACGGGGCCTGCTGAGTGTCCGAACGTATGATCCAAAGAGAAAGGAAGGCACACCATGCCAGCACATGTAAAGACGGTGACCGAGATGAACTCGATTCTCGGTGGTCAAGGAGCCGTGGATCTCGCCGAAGCTCTTGTAGCTTTGGCAGGAGCAACGGGTATCGCCGTGTTCGCCAAGAAGATCGGGCTGTGGCCCAAGTTCTCCGCGGTCGAAAAGACCGAGGTGGAGATGCTCGATGCCGAGATGCCCGATGGTTTCTGGCGTCGCATGAAGGACGTAGTGTCGGCCAGCACCATGACCGGCAAGAAGGTCCGGTGGCGTCATGGCGAGAAGGTCGGCCCCGGCACAGGATGGGCAGTCGGCCAGGACGCCGAGGGAAATCTCTTGGTGACCACGCCGATGCTGGACGAGGAGACCAACACGCTGGTCTGACTGTGCCAGAGTTGGTCTGATGCCGGCGCTCGATCTCTGGCCCCTGCTCGAGACCCTCGAGATCAAGCCGAAGAACGCGCGGCCCATGCTGCTGCGACGGGACGACCCCTTCGCCTGGGCGCAGCGCGAGCTGGTATCGGAGGTCGAGCGCCAGTACAACGCGGGCCAGCCCGTCCGCATCATCGTCCTCAAAGGCCGTCAGGTGGGACTCTCTACGGTGACCGAGGCCATCCTGTTCATCTGGGCCTTCCTGCACGCCGGGTCCAACGCGCTGGTGCTTTCCAAGAAGCAGCCCGACTCGGACTACCTGTTCTCTATGTTCAAGCGGTACTGGGAGCACGGCCCGTTCTACGGCCTCTTCAACACCAAGTACGAGCGGATCGGCTACCTCGAATGGGACGGGCTCGGGTCGTCGGTCACGACAGAGACCGCCAAGAACGAGGACGTGGGCCGAGGCCACACCATCCATGCCGTCCACGGCTCGGAGGTCGCGTTCTGGCCCGACGCCCAGGACATAGCGGGCTCGCTCAACGAGGCGGTCCCCGACGAGCATGGCACCATCATCATCTACGAGTCGACGGCCAAGGGTGTGGGTGGGTTCTTCCACGACGAGTGGCAGAAGGCCATCGACCCCGCGGGCGACAAGTCGGCCTTCACGCCCATGTTTTTCCCGTGGTGGGAGCACGACGAGTACGCCATACCGGGAACCCACCTCACCTACGCCGAGCTCGACGACGAGGAGCGCGACCTGCTGGGCGACTTCCCGAAACTCACCATCCCCAAGCTGGCCTGGCGCCGAAGGAAGATCGCGGGCTACACCAACCCGGAGACCTTCAAGCAGGAATACCCGATGTCGATGCAGGAGGCGTTCATCTCGACGGGGTACAACGTCTTCCCGCAGAACAAGATCGCCGCGTGCTTCGAGCAGGTGGACTACGAGCAGGGGTTCCTCTACAACGACGACGGCAAGCTGGCGTTCGCGGAGGACGACGGCGGCCACCTCTTCGTCTACCGCCAGCCCGAGCACAAGCGCCGCTACGTGGTGGCGTGCGACCCGACCTACACCGTGGACGGAGACCCCGGCTGCGTCCAGATCGTCGACCGCGACAGCCTCGAACAGGTGGCGGTGTGGCACGGCTCCGCGGACCCGGCAACCATCGCGGACCAGGGCCTCGCCCTCGCCTACTGGTACAACGACGCCATCTTGAACACCGAGGTCCAAGGCGGTGGACGCGCCGTGCTCAACCACTGGCGCGACGCCAACTACCCCAACATCGCCATGGACTACCGGCCCGACCGACCCAAGAAGGTCATGCAGGCGTTCGGCTGGAACACCACCTATGAGACCAAGAAGCTCCTGCTCTCGTTCCTCCAATCCGCCCTGGTCAGAAAGCAGCTCAAGCTCCACCACGCCGCGACCCGCTGGGAGCTCGAGCAGTACGTCTCTAACGAGGACGGCACCTACGGCCCAGCCCGCAGATCCGGCCACGACGACTGCGTGATGAGCCTGGGCATAGCGATAGCCACCATCAACTTCGAGAAGCCCAACGCCGGCCCCGCCCCCGAGTACCTAAGCCGCCCCCTGCCCCACGTCCCCGGCCGCGGGCCTATCAACGCGGGCGCCGCCTATGGCAAGGTCTGGACCCCTCCCGGCTCTAACGTGTCGGGCATGGACGACGACATGATGGTGGGCGTGGAGTCGCTGTACTGATGCCCGTCTACCTTTACGTCTGCCCCAAGTGCGGGCCTTACGAGTCCCAACTGGCGTGCGACGCATTGCAATGTCGTTGCGGCCACGTTGCAAAACGGCGATGGGCCGTCCACTTCGACCGCTCCTCCACCAAGGTCAACGGACGCTGGGACCCCGTGGTGGGCCAGTACGTGGCGAACGAGAAAGAATTTCAGAGCGCCCTCGCCGCGTCCAGGGAGTTGCAGAGCGAGAAGCTCGGCATGGAAGTCAAGTTAGAGACGGTCGACGCGCGTGACACCTCCGCGCTGAACGAGTTGCGAGGCATGTCCTCCTCTGACCGCGAGGCCGACATGGAGTCGGTCAACAAGGCCGAGTTCGAGGCCGCCAAGTGACCCTCGTAGAAGTCACCACCCCACCCGCCTACGACGATAGGAAAGACCGTGCCTAAGGGACACGCTCAAACCTTCGCCAACGTGATAAGGCAGGTCGATGTGCGACCGGGGGATTGTTGGATATGGAGGGGCGCTCTGACGCGCGGCGGCTACGGCAAGGTCAACTGGAACGGCCGTCAGAATCGGGTCCACCGTGCCATTTATGAAGTGCTGATCGGCCCTATCCCCGATGGTATGGAGTTGGATCACCTATGCCGTGTCGAACTGTGCGTGAACCCGTCTCACCTGGAGCCGGTCAACCCGGCTGAAAACCGTAGGCGACAAGGAGCAGCCGTAACGCATTGTCCAGCGGGCCATGAATACGACGAGGCCAATACCTACATAGTGCCTAAGACGGGTCACCGCCATTGTCGTGCGTGCAATAGGAGAAGGCGGCACAAGCGATGACTTTGGTTCAAGTAGAGAATCCCCCTGCTTACGAGGAACAATCGTTCCTGCGCCAGCTCCAAGAGCTCTACATGACCGCCAAGGACATGAAGGGCCTGATGGCGACGGAGTGGAAGCGCAACTACCGCGTGACCATGAACCGCGCCGCACCGAACGTGCCTCAGGCTCCGGGCACCAGAGCCAACGAGGTCTTCCCGACCGTCGACGCCCGCGTGGGCTGGATGACGGACCAGGAGATTCTCTTCACCCTGACCCCGGCGTGCGACCCCTTCGACCCCTACTCGATGGTGGCCGACACGCTCTGTCTCCAGCTCGAATCAGTCCTCAACTCGGTCATGCACACCGAGGGCTGGTACTCAGAGATCGTCAAGATGCTCTGGGACTCGGCCATCTACGGGGCCGGGTTCCTCAAGTGCGTGTGGGACCAAGGCCTCCACAACGGCCTGGGCGACGTGTCGCTCAAGTCGACCTCGCCGTGGTGCCTCTACGTGGACCCGTTCGCGACGTGCCTCGAAGACGCCGAGTACATCATCGAGGTCCACACCATGACCGCGGCGCAGATCGAGCGCCGCTTCCCCGACGTGTCCATGTCGCTGGTCGACGAGGTGGAGGCGACTGGCGAGCGCGACAGCGACCACATCCCCCCTTCCCAGGTCGCCAACCGCCAGAAGTCGAGCGGCCTCATCCCCATCGACGCCGGCCAGGGGCCGACCACCTGGGGCGCACCGGGCTCGGCCCAGCGCCACCGCCAAGGCTCACAGGGCGTCAACGTCTACGAGTGCTGGTTTAGGGAGAACTATGCAGAAGAAATCACGCCAGGTGACCCATCAAAGCCTGATCGAGAAACCACAATTGTGGATCAGTGGCGGGTCGTCGTCTGGTCAGGCAATCGAATCCTGCTTGACGAGTTGGCCGAGAACCTCTTCCACGCCAACCGTCACCCTTACGTTCGGTACGTTGACGTTGAGTCAGGTGAGTTTTGGGGGTCCCCTCTTCTCCGGGACCTAGCTCCCTGCCAGCAGGCGATGAACACCCTGCTCGCGATGGGCCAGAACAACATCATCTACACCGGAAACCCGATGATGAGCGCAGTCAAGGGATCGGGTGCCGACCGAACATCCATCCGCAACCAACCCGGCCAGATCATCGACGTGAACGGAGGCCCGACCGGTGGACAGAACCAGGCCCCCAAGTGGATACCCCCGCCGAACCTTCCTCCTGCTCTGCTTGAGCTCGTCGGCCTATGGCGTGACGAGATCGAGCGGATTGCCGGTCTCTCGGCGACACAGAGGGGCGAGGTCCCATCCGGGCGAGCGACGGACAAGCAGGTCCAATCAGGACAGGAGGCTGGGTTCATCCGCATCCGATCCTCGCAACGAAACCTAGAACAGACCATGCGCAAGGCCGGGGAGCTCCTAGCCAACCTCGTCATCATCAACTACGACACGCCGCGCTTCGTCGCCATCGTGGGCCAAGAAGGGGAGTCCACGAGCATCCGCCTCGCCGCGCAGCACTTCTACACCCCGAGCGCGGACTCCGAGGGTAAGGTCGCCTTCGAGCCTCTGCGGTTCGCGTTGACCGTGAACGCTGGGTCCTCCAAACCAACATCGAGGGCAGCGCGGATCGCGGAGGCCAACACCCTCAAGCAGATGGGCGTGGTCGACGACCTCTTCGTCCTCCAGGCGTACCGCGTGTCACACGCCATGGACGTGAAGCGCCGCACCGACCTCCAGCGCCAGCAAATGGCCCAGATCGCCCAAGCCGAGAAGCAGCAGCGCCAAGCCTCACCGAAAGGACCAAAATGAGAGAAGCCAAGCCTCACCGCTCCAACATGAAGACCGACATGAGCACGGAGAACCGCGGCACCATCCTGGCCTGGGAGCGCGGTGCCCGTGCGAGCAGCCAGTACGGCGACTCGTCGCCGGGCAACGCGGGACGCCCCGGCCGCAACGCCTTCATCGAGCCCGCCGAGTTCATCGTCGGCCCCCACGGTCGCGTGGGTGGCAACGACCCGATGAACACCAACGACCTCGACGGCGACTTCGACGCCGGCCCTTGGGAAGACCCGATCCAGTAATGCCCTTCTCCTCTGAGAAGCAGCGCAAGTACCTCTGGGCGAATGAGCCGAAGATCGCCGAAGCCTGGGCGCACGGCAAGTCGTCCGTCACGGGTAAGCGAGAATCTGCCAGCCAGCGGGGCAAGCGCAAGGGAAAGCGCATGTCACAACGCTCTGGTAGAAAAACTCGGTGAGCAGTTACGACCCTGAGAAAAGGCGTAAACAAAGCAGGGCCAGGTACGAACGACTAAGGGCTGACCCCGAGAAATATGAGGCGTTCCTGGCCAAGCAGCGGGAGTCTCGTAGACAGAGAAAAGCTGCTGGTATAGCGGTGGTGCCGCGTGGCGTAAAGACGGTGGAGAAGATCCGCGAGAGCAGTCGGATTTACAAGCTCACCGATGGGGTAAAGCGACAGCGGCGCAACTACGAGCGGGAAAAGATGGACCGCATGGCGACACGACCCCGCCCAGAGGTGTGTGAGGTCTGCCACACGGTCGGTGCCCGAGGGGTGGTATTTGACCACTGCCATGAGACCGATACCTTCCGGGGCTGGCTTTGCGATAACTGCAACCGTGCCCTCGGTCTTCTAAATGACGACCTTGAGCGCCTCCTTGGGCTAGCGTTGTATGTGGAGAATCACAATCGACAGGTGCGGGAATCTCGCCGCATCCCTTCCAACACGGGGGAGGTGACAGCATGATCGACGCAGCTCGCGCCCGCAAGGGGCATCGTGGCGGAAGGAAGCACGGCCGCAAGGGCCGGTAGCTTCATCGCCTCACACATACTCATCGATCCATGCGATGAGGCTTTACGCGTAGGGACCCACCTTGTCGCAAGGTGGGTCCCTACGCGTCACCGCCAAGCGGTATAACGTTGCGCCAGCCGATCAAGGAGAGTTCCCATGGCTGACGCAAACCAGGTACGCCCCAACTACGGCGGCCAGCCCAAGGGCAAGGCCAACATCATGCGACAGGGGCAGACCGAGAACGACGCGTGGGGCCAAGACCCGAGCGCCAAGGGCGACATCCCCCAGGTGAAGGACAACCCGAACCTCGGCTCAGGCGTCTGATCCTTGCCGAGCAACCGCGGTTCAGGCGCACCCTCGACGATCTCTGAGGGCCTCAACGGCATCGCCAGTTCCATCACTGCCGCGATGACCGCGCCTGACGCCGCGCCCTACCTCCAACTCCTCCAGGGTCTCCAGCAGGCCGTGGTCGGGGCCATCCACGGAGGGCAGAAGGGACCGCCCCAGCCACAACAGCAGGGCGGCCAACCCGGAGGCGGCGGCATGAACATCGGAGCGTTGCAGGGCCAGCCTCCCCAAGGCCCCTCGGCCGGTCCGCAAGGTCCACCGTCACAGAGCGGCGCGTCATCCGATGACGTGCGCCGGATGATGGCCCAGCAGGCGAGCATGGCCCAATGAGCCCTTCGATCAACGAGCTGTTCTCCGCGCCGGGTTCCGAAGCCGAAGAGGACTTCGAGCTCGACATGGACAAGCTGATGGCCGGCGTCGACCAGTCGCTCGCCGCGTCAAACAGGTTCTCGACCGGCGAGGTCGAGACACCCGAAGCTCCACCTGAGCACCCTGGAGAGGCCGCCCCCGTATCGCCAAGCGAGGAGCCGCCCCCTGCCCAGGAGGAGCCATCGGAACCATCACCGGACGACGGGGGTTCACCGGAGGTGGAGACGGCGAGGGAGCCCGAGGAGTCGGTCAGTCCGCCGAGTGATCCCCTCGGGCTCCTCTTCGCCGACGCAGCCAAGGACCCGGCCAAGCGTGACCGCCTTCTGGCCGCGCTGGCCGACCAGAAGCCCGAACCCGAGACCGCACCTTCCCTGCCCGACGACATCGAAGAGGGCACGGTCGCGGCGCGGCTCTGGCATGAGCAGCAGCGCACCCAAGCCGATCTCGCGGCCATCGCCAAGGCGCAGAGGGATCAAGCCGAAGCCACCGAGCGCCAGAGGGCAGTAGCCGCTGCGGACCAGGCTGGATCAGAGTTCGCGCAGAAGTACGCCGGGCGACTCGACGGCGACGACGTGGTGCGGATCGCTCAGGCCGCGGGCAACTCCGGGCTGGCTGCACGACTGGCCACCGGCACCGACGACCTCAAGGGCGCCTACCTCCAAGCACTCGAATCTACGCTGTGGACTACCGAGACCTTGCGCAACAAGGTCATGGAGCCGGCAGCGCCAGCGGAGCTGACCGTGGCCCAAAAGGACAAGGAGCAATCGGCTCCGCGCAAACGCAAGCTCACCGCCCTCAGTTCGTCCGCGTCACCCGTGTCCGCGCCGGCCACACCGAAATCCCCCCTCGAGACGAGGACCGATGGTAGGTTGACGCCGCAGTCGCGTATGAGCGTGGTTCAGGAGATGGCGACGAGACTCAACCGAGCAAACAACGAGGGGGGCTACTAGGTGGCCCTTGACCGAGGAGGGCAGTAGCCATTCCCACCCCAACAGGCGTCGACACAATCACATCCATATCCCGCCGAATCCTTCGGGAAGAGGCGACGGACGTGTACTACAAGGGCAGCCCGTTCACCTGGCGCCTGTTCAAGCAGAACCGCGTGGTGCGCCGAGGCGGACTTCACATCGAGTCCCGCTTCGTCTACCAGCCCTGGGCAACCGGTGGCGCCTTCTACGGCCCCGAGGTGCTCAACGTGGAGCCTTCCGACACTGAGATCTCAGGTGCGTGGGACTGGAAGGAGTATTACACCAACGTCACGCTCGACCAGCGTTCGCTCATCCGGGCCGACTCTGAGTACGCGGTGGCCAACTACATCGTCGAGCAGTGCGAACTGGCGAAGATGGACCTCCGAGACAAGATCGCCTTCGGCATCTGGTCTGACGGCACCAACTTCAAGGCCATCGACGGCATGTGGGAGATCCTCGACACGGGCGTCTACGCCTCCACCTATGCCGGCATGAGCCGTTCGTCCTTCCCGTTCTTGAAGTGCCAGGTCGACTCGACGACCACGACGCTCGGCCTCGGTGCCCTCAACTCGCTGTGGGACAACTGCACGCTGGGCGCCCGTGCACCGACGCTCACCATCTCCAACCGCGCCAACCTCACCCGTTTCGAGAACCTGCTCCAGGCACAGGTGCAATACACGCAGCCGACAGCGGTGGTCGACCAGACCTTCGCAAGCGGGGGGTTCTCGGGCGGGTGGTATCGCAACGAGCCCTGGATGGTCGACGAGCACATGGGCACCGCACCGGGCGGGGTCACGGTGAACAACCCGCTGTGCTTCGTCAACGAGGCGTACTTCGAGCTCATCATCAACCAGAACGGCGACTTCGAGGTGGGCGACTTCCAGCAGCCGACCAACCAGTTCGTCATCACGTCGCTGATCTACTTCGCGGGCAACCTCATCAACACCAACCCGCAGCTCAACGGCAAGTTCACGGCCCTGACCGCATAGGAGCGACGAGATGCCTCTGTCACAGAGCTACAACTCACTGGCCCAGTCCAACGAGCAGCCCGAATATCAGGCGCTCTGGGAGCCGATCGCGTTCAACCCCGCATCGGTCGCCAACCTGAACTTCCCTGCCGCCGCGACCACTCACTCGATGGTCCCCGGCGCCGTGCTCATGTACGGCCTCACCGGCACGCCCGCAGGCGTCGGGTCGTACCCTCCGCTGGGTCCGACGACCGCCAACCCAGGGGGCGACGGTGGAGGTTCGGGCAACCCGACCTTCCCGAACAACTGGACGGTGCAGTACGTCGACTTGGCCTCGACCACATCGACCACGTACCTCGCCGGGATCTGCCTGGGCATCGGTAGCCTCGGCGGGTTCGCCTCACCGCAGAACCTCACCACGCCGGCCAACACCTCGATCTCATCGACGGTTCCCAGCCAGGTCGTCATGGTCGGCAAGCGCGGCATCATGCAGGTGCTCGTCGACAACACCACCACGGTCGGCCACACGCTGATCTGCTCGACCTCCAACATCGGCTACGCGAGCGACTCGGGTGGCTCGACGCGCACCTACGGCACGACGCTCGGTGTGGCGCTCCAAGCAGTGACCATCTCCACCCAGCCCTTGCTCTGCTGGGCGCACATCAACATGCCCTAAGGAGGGTCCGTGCCGATTGAAGTAGGGGCCAACTCGACCGCCACGACCCTGGCGGAAATCTACCGAAACATGACCGTCGACAGCGGGAGCCCCATCGGCCTCCCCTCGTCGCTCGACAGCGCGCTGCACGCGCTCGACTACGGCATGTGGGCCAAGAGAGGCCAGTCGGCGCGCGACGGCTTCGACGCCCCGTGGGGAACGACGTTCACGGTGGCATCCTGTGTGGTCACGGCCAACAGCGGCGTAGTCACGACCGCCTCTTCGCTCACCAGCGTCAAGCGGGGTATGTACATCAGCGGCACCGGCATTCCGGTCGGCGCCCAGGTCATGGAGAACCCCGCTACGGGCGGCTTCGTCATGTCCCCCGCGGCGACGGCCTCGGGCACCGTCACCCTGACCTTCTACCCACCCAACGTCGGCGAGACCGTCCCTCGGTTCGAGATCACGTCGTCGACCATCGCCAAGGCGACGAGCGGCACCCTGGTCATGTCGGCCATCCAACTGCCGATCAACGCCACCATCTCGAACTTCAACATCCTCTTCGGAACCACGGGTGACGCGGGGCCGACCAACCAGTGGATGGCGCTCTACGACAACCAGCGGAACCTGCTGGCCATCAGCGCGGACGGGACCTCCACCGCGGTCACCGCTTCGACGGTCGTGACCTACCCGGTGGCCACCCTCGCTTCTGGCGCGGGGACTTCTTACGTGACCCCGTACTCGGGCCTCTACTACGTGGGGTTCCTGCTCGCGACGGCCAACGCCCCGACCTTCACCGGAGTAGTCGGCTCGGCCATCGCCAACGCTCTCCCTCCGATTAACGCTGGCACGTCGTCGACCGGCCTCACCACGCCGTCGACCTTCCCGACTCAGGCCGGCACCATCACGGCCACCACCGGCCGCCTCTACATGTACCTGACATGAGCCCACTCGGATACGCGCAAGGATCAGAAGAAGTGCCGACAGTCGAAGTCAAGCACCAGAAGACGGGCAACATCGAGCAGCCCGACGACCGGATCAAGACACGCGCCCACAACAAGGGTGCCCCGTTCCTCATGGACGGCGACTTCCTCAAGGTCACCAACCGCTCGGGGTCCGACACCTACGTGTTCGACTGGAACCGCAAGGTCTACATCGTCGAGCCCGGACAATCCACCTTCGTCATGTTCGAGGCCCTGGTCGACAGGCTGGGCGACCCGCGCTCGATGGAGCAAGAGGTCCAGCGCTACAACGACGGCAACGGCAACCAGGGGATCGTCATGCAACGGTCCTTCGAGATGGACCGCCTCTTCGCCCGCTACGCCGTCCACGGCTCGCACCTCGACGACTCCAAGGACAAGGAAGGCAACATCGTCCTCGGTCTCCTCTCCAAGGTCCCCCACGTCGATGTCGAGACCCTCAACGGCGAGAGGGTCGTCTTCCCCGCCACGCGCCCGGACATGCTGCCCCTACCACTCCACAGCGTGGACGAGCGCCGTGTGCGGGCTGACACCACCCAGGCCCTCGACAAGCTCGAGGCCGAGAACGCCGAGATGCGTCAATCACTGGACGAACTCAACGACCGGCTCGAGGCCCTGGTGCGCGAGCGCGAGGGCTACGAAGACTGACCTAGGCCGTGGCAGACGGCCCCCCGCCGACAGGGCGCGGCGAGACGTACCAGTGGTTCAAGATCGACGACTTCACCCCTGGCGTCTACGACAACAGCTTCATCTCGTCGGCTGACCCCAAGATTTCGGCCCCGATGGGGTCCGCTGACGCCGACAACACCTTCTGCTGCGCCGCGCTGGGCAAGACGCTCGGCCTCGGGCCTCTCCCTGCTCTCGCTACCAGCTTCGGGTACTCGCCGTCCTTTCCCGGATCGCTCGTCACCTGGTACATCACCGGGTTCATCGACAACCCCGGCCTCAACAACATCGACGACGAGCTCATCATCATCCTCGAAGGCGACGACGGCGGGACCCACTACGTCCTGGCCTACTCCTACGACGTGCAAGGGGCGAGCACCAACGTCATCTTGAACTCCACCTCGGGCACGGTAGGAGGGATTTTCGGCGCCCCCTACCCGGTGTGGACCCGGATGAACGCGACCGGCACGGGCAACCCCTCGCCTGGCCTCATCTTCCCTGGCGCGGTGACGACCGACGCCAGCGGGTCGAACGGGCATGTGTACCTCTACCCGCCGATAGCAGCTCCTACTACCTTCGCCGTCCAAGACCTGATCGTGGCTGGGTCCTCGGTCACGGGTCAGACCATCGCGTACGGCGACCGCATCCTCGCACTGGCCGGCGTCAACTACTCCTGGCCCGCGGGCAGCGGAATCAACACGAACGAGAACATCAACTTCACCGACCCGCCGCGGTCGTCCACCTACGGAAACCAGCAGACCATCTTGGGCTCGGAGATCCCCTGGGGCTACGGCGCCTGGGGGACCCAGAGCGTCGGCGAGCTCATGCTCATCAAGAAGTACGGCGGGGGCCTGATCGTCTACGGCGACATCTTCTCGCCCACCTCTGTCGTCGAGATGCCCGGCGTCCAGCCGACCGGTGACTTCGTGGGCCAGGCCCGACCGTCCGTGCTCGGCCTCGTCTACTGCTCAGAGGACCGCGGGGCCTGGGTATGGAACGGCGGCAACACGTCGAAGAAGATCAGTAGCCAGCTCCGCGACAACTTCTACGATTGCTTCACGAACTTCATCGCGTCCAACAACTACGGCTTCAACGTGCAGACCTGGCAGGACTGGCTCTTGTTCTCCAACAACTTCATGTACAACCCCGACACCAACTCGTGGTGGGTGCTCTACCCAACGGTGGCCAACGGGACCGGGACGGTTCCGGGGCAGACCTTCTGGTGGTACACGCCCGGCCGCTTCGGGGACCAGATGTACGCCGCGCCACTCGGCTTCACCCACGCCAACAATCTGTGGTTCTCCCTCTTCGACAACAAGGTCCCGGCACCGCACTGGCAGTGGCAGAGCCTCCCGATCCACGTCACCCCTAACTCAGACCGCGTAGTCGACGTGCGCGAGGTGGTGCTGCGGGTGTCGGACCCCTCCAACAGCGGCAACTGCACGGTGTCCCTATGGATCGACGGCACCACCTACGGCCCGGTCGGCGGTATCGGCAACGACCCGACGCCGATCCGGTTCAACACCGCGGTCAACGGCGTCTTCGAGATAATCCTGAGGGTCAACGGCGACAATGCCATCGCGGGCAGCTCTCCGGTCCTGCACTCGATAGACGTGGGCTACTCGGTCCGCGCAGAGGTACCTGTGAGCAACTGATGGCACTACGCACGAAGATCCGCCAGCTCATCATCCCGCGCAAGACCCAGGACCCGGTAGCACAGCCCGACTACTCCATCGACCAGCGGACGATCGAGCAGTGGGCGATGCAGGTGCTCAAGTACCTACAGGACAACGGCATATTGGAGATCACCTCCACGGGCGGGACGGTCACGATCACCAACCCCTTCGGTCCCGTTACCAACCTCGAAGCGACGGGAGGTGGTGGAGGCGGGATAACCGACATCACGTCTACGGGCGGCACCATCGACGTGACCAACCCCTTCGGGCCGGTGACCAACGTGGAGGTCGACGGGGTTCCGTTCCTGCCCTACAAGGACGCCAACGACAACGTGGGGTACGGGTTCCACTCCTTCGGCGCGATTACGACCGGCGCGGACAACGCGGCCTTCGGACGCAACGCCGGGCACGGGATCACCACAGGCAACTCCAATGTCATGGTCGGGTTCAGCGCCGGCCAGGGCATAACCACGGGCAACGAGAACGTGTCGATCGGGGAGGGCACTGGGCCTCATACGGCGTGCATCGAGAACACGGCGGTCGGCTACCAGGCCCTCCAGAACATCACGACAGGCGGGACCAACACCGCGGTCGGCTGGACGGCAGGCCCGCAGAACGACCACAAGTTCACCACCTGCCTCGGTGCGGCCACGTCCTGTGACCTCTTCGCCGATGGCTCGGTCGTCATCGGGATCGACCATGCTGGCAACGCGGCCTTCTCGCACAACCAGGACGATTTCGTGCTCGGCGTGGCCAACCACGTCATGGTCTTCCAGAACCACACGACCAGTGGGACAACCACCAACCTGGG